CTTGATGACCGCGTACTGGTTGCCCGTTCCCTTGAAAGGATATTCAATTCGGGAGTTTGACCCGCCATCGAGACGTCTTACATATCCGCCTTTTTGATGATTACATTTCAACTGCTTTGTCGCGAGATTAATCTCGAGGGAATCAAGAACGACCCCGTTTAATTTGGCGTTTTCGATCTGGGCCATCGAACGAAACGTTGGCTTTATACTGCGGAGATATGCACGCAGCGCGTAGTACCATCGCGGGCGTCCGTAACACGCAGCCCAGATGGTACAGTACAATTCCAGAAATTTCTCTTTCATTTCTCCTCCGAAATGTCGTCGACAGGACTCACCAACAAGAGCGGCTCGACCCAAGCTGGGGAGCCCCGTGACGTTCTCTGATGTGTAGACCAGTCCGTGATGAGAGGATCAGTCCCATTCGGTACTAGCGTTTCGCTACAGTGTTAACCCTGCAGTTCCACCTGTGACCCAGGTTCAAGCAATCCGCTCTCGTCTAGGTTCGTGCTAGTGACATCAAACTCGCCCGCACAGAAACGTTTGAACGTTTCGTCATTCTCTTGCGCCGCTGCAATCCCTTCCCGCAGCGAAGTCAGCGACTCGCGCAGTTGCCGAATCACCGTTCTCAAAACTCGATTGTTATTGCGAAGTCGACCATTGTCCTCTTGAAGCATCTCATTGGCTTCAATCAGGGCTTGGTCAACTAATGTCTCCTCCGACATGTCTTTCCTCCCTATAACACGAAAGCGCCCAACTCAAACGGCATTACTGCGGTGTGAGTTGGGCTGCCTCCTATGAACTTGTCCGTCTCGCTTACGCGATTACGGTCACAATTACCTGTGCATAAATCTTCTGCAGAGGTTGCTCCGACTGTGGGTTCGGAGTCGTCGCGGTCGCTTGGTTGCCCAGCGTGTTGTCGAAGGTCGCGAACGAGACTTCAACAATGCACTGGCCAAGAGCCAACGCGGTGATGGTGATGCTGGACGTGCTGCCGCTGATACCTGCCGCAGTCGCCGAGGCGATGTTCGCGTTGTAACCTGCGAAGTTGCTGGGGTTGTACCATGCGGGAGAGCCCGCTCCAGGGTCGCCGTAAGACAGGGCGACGAACTGGTCGAGATCGCTAGGATCGTACGGGTTGTTCTGCACGTCGACCAGTGATGCCGTCAACGCCGCAGTCGTCTCGTACGTGCCCGCGCCACTCAGGGAGAGGGTGATCGCGTATTGTGCGTTCGGGAAAACCCCGCCCGCCGTCGCGCCGATACCTTGTCCGTTTGCGCCGTTGGAACCAGGGTGGGCTAAAGTTCCGCCACTCGGGTTGCTCAGTGCGCTTGCTCCAGTGCCGCCAGCGAGTTGAACGTACGCTGCTACACCGAGTCCGTCCGTAGGAACGTGCTGTGGATTAGGATTGCCACTCATGCTTAAAGCCTTTCTTCCTCACTAGAGGAGCCAATCTTCCCTTCAACAAAACCCCCTAATTCAGGGGGTTTCGTCGAAAGTTTGATTAGCTGATGGCCGAAGCCGCGTCAATCTGACGCATACGGATCGTGGTGTCAGGACCCAGCGACGTGGTGAAATGCACACGGTACGAGGTCCATCCAGGGATCAGCCCTTCGGGATCGGCAACGGTCGGCTCTGCGTTCTGCACGATGTTGCACTTGATGTTGCGCCAATCGCCATCGCCGTAGGTGGTGTCGTTCTGAGCACCCAGGTTGATTGCGAAGATTCCGTCCTTACCGAAGATGTAAGTGCGGAGTGCCGTCAGTCCCGTCACGCCTTTGTAGTTCGAGGTCTTAGTGACGAGGTTGGTCTGGAAGAAGTGAACGCCAGTGGACGGCAGTTCGATGACTTCCTCAAGGTCAACGCTGACCAGTTCATCCATCTTGGCGAGACCCACGGGGGTGTGCTTCAAGATGTCGATAGGAGAGTCGTTGCTGTTGTCAGCAAGGACGTCGCCCAGAGCGAACGGATGGATCACGCCCACGAACGCCTTGGAGGCTTCGTCGAAAGGACGGATCGAGCGACCAGCCATAGACTGGACGCTGTTACGAATCTGGCTCAGAGACAGAGCGGTAAAGCTGGACGTGCTGGACGCAGCAAGCTGCACCAGGACGCTAGCGTCGATGCTGGATGCGCCGTCCGCAGTTGCACGGACCAGAGCAGACAGGGACTCGCCCAGACGGTAAGACATTTCCTTCGCGACGTTCTCGACGGTGTTGTCGATGGCAGTTGCCAGGGACAGGGACGAGAAGTTCGCGTAGTCGGCGTATTCGCCAATGGTAGCAGTCGTGTTGAGCACGCTGATAGACAGAGACGAACCCACGGTGCCTTCGGTGGTCTGGTTGGTGTTTGCAGCCAGCGGAACGTACATGAACATTTCGTACTGGTTACCAGACTTCATCGGCAGGTCGAGACGCTGCGAGCAGCGCACGAACGGGGTGTTTGCCTTCAGGTTCTCACGGAAACGTTTGTCGTAATACTTCACCGTGGACTGGGGCAGGTTGCTGAGTTGATTGCCTGCGGGGGAGAAACTCATAGTTTCTTACCTTTTGATTAGACTTGACCGATCTGCCGAGCACGCCGTTTCTTTGCAGCGTCTTCTTCTAGTTGATCGACGAGTTTACGGAAGGCGGCATCTTTCATCCGCGCTTTGTAAACATCGGCTGGCAGTTTGTCAATGTCAGACAATGTCACGCTAGGTCCTGTCACTGGAGAATCTCCAGCACTTGAAGCCACTGAGGGGTTCAAGCCCGAGGGGACGTGACTATGTCGCTTTGCTTGCGGTTGTTCGACCGTCAATCCAGACGGCGTCTCAACTGGAACCTGCGGTTTCGGTTCCTGTTCCACGGGTACGGCGGGCGCGGGAGCAACTACGGGCTCGGGCGGCCACTTCGACACGTTTTCCTGATGCACTTCAGGGGCAACCTCAAGCAATCCAGCCTGGGTCAACCTTTGAAAAGCGATGTTAAAATTCGCGAGCGTGGGTGCGTAATTCTTCTTCAGCATCCACGAAGTGATGGTGCTACGGTTAGCGGACGAATCGTAGTAGTCGGTTCCGCTGTTTACAAAATTGAAGTAGTTCTCGACAGCCCGTTGCTGGATCATGAAGTCCTGTTGCTCGTTGAGAGCATCGGCGAGGACACTGGGCTTCGCCCCGAAGGCTGACTCGACGAGTAGATCACGAGCCTCGTCGGCTGTCTCAGGGTTGGATAATTTCTGGGCTAACTGGAAACGCTCATCGCTCGAAAGCGTTCGGGGCTTGAATTCAACCCGATTCTTAAATCTCTCGGCTTCGTCGACTTCGGGTTCTACAGGTCCGAGTTCTTTTTCTCGGGTCACCTTGCGAAGCTGGCGAACGGCGTTCTCTTGGTTCTTGATCAGTTTGTCGCGGAACTCGTCGTCCGTGCGATAAACAATGACCTGCTTGCCACCCATCGGTCGACCCTGGTCGTCCTTCAGAAAGTACTCGTAACGTTTCTCGGGCAATTCCACAGGGGCGGGTGGCTCAACTACGGGCGCGGACACAGGCGCGGGGACGTGGGCTACTACGCCAGTCGGATCGTCTTCAACGGCGGGCGTGGGCGTCGGGAGCTCAGGAGCAACGCCCTTGCGCTGCATCTCTTCCCAAATCTGTTTCTGTGCTGGGGACATCGTTGCTGTCGACATAATCTCCTCCTAAAATGTCTAGTTCACTTCATCGAGCATCGGCGGCTTTTCAGGATTGTCTGCTGTCCCGATACCTTCCGACTTAATCTCTTGGATACTGAGCACGACTCGTAGCCGCTGCATCAGCCCCGCATAAAACATTCCAGCAGCCTTCGCGACTGCGTGGTTAGCCAGAATCTCTTGCGGGCTCGACGATGAAGTGTTAAGCAACTTCACGTTCATCAATCGAACTTCTTGCTCCATCAGTTTTTGTAGAATGTGAAACGCTTCAGTCATGACGTAGTTCGCGAGGATTGACTCTTCGCGCTCATCGAGATTAAAAGACATTTCCAATCCCTGGATGTTCTCGGGTTTTAGTTCCAGCATTTCTCCTCCGAAATGTGGAAGGGCGGTATCGTGGATACCGCCCATTCCTACTGTACTGTTGGCAACTGCCCTTGCAGCCCACCAGGAGACGGGACACCTTCAACCGCTTCACTCAACCCGCTCGCTTTCGCGGCTTCGCGAGTGATATCGCGTTTGATTCGGTTGT